AGCGTCGAAGCCGCAGCCTTCGTCTGGTCGAAGGCCCCGAAGCTCATCGACGCTTTCGATCGCGGCGTCACCATTCGCTCGGCGCGAGGCTTCTGGCTGGCGATTCCGACACCCGCCGCCGGGACGCGCGGGCGAGGACCGAACGGGCGTGCGTCACGCATCACGCCCGGCGGCTGGGAACGGCGCACCGGCATGCGGCTGCGCTTCGTCTACCGCAAGCGCGGCCCTTCGCTTCTGGTCGCCGATGCGGCCCGCATCAACACGCGCGGATTGGCGGCAGCGAATAGGCGCAAGACCGGTCATTCAACCGTGATCGTGTTCCTGCTTGTGCCCCAGGTCACGCTCCGCAAGCGGCTCAACATCGATGCGATCGCGAAGCGGCAAGCCGCGCGCGTTCCGACCCTGATCGCGCGGCACTGGCCGCGATCCTGAAGGCTCTTTGTTCATGCCCTCGAAACGCGAAACCGTCCTCGGCGCGGTCAATGCGCTCGTCGCCGATGCCCTGCCGGGCGCGGAGGTGAAGCGCAATCTCGCCAAGCCGGAGCGCATTCCGCCGGGGGGACTGGTCGTGATCCGCGATGGCGATCCGGGCGAGCCCGACGTCACGCTCTCGCCGGTATCTTACCTCTACACCCATCGCATTCCCGTCGAGATCGCCGCCTTCGAGAGCGCCACGCTCCCGCGCGAGGCAGTGCTCGACGGCATGCTTGCCGCCATCGGCGCGGCGATCATCGCCAACCGCAGGCTCGGCGGGCTTGTCGACTGGATCGAGGCGGAGGCCCCGTCCTCCGAGGATATCGAGACCACGGGCAGTCAGGTCGGCCGCTTCGCCGATGTCGTGATCGTCGCCACCTACGCCACCGCCGATCCGCTCAACTGAGTGACGGCCCTTCGACTGCGCTCGGGCATTTGGAACCGATCGACGGTCCTTCGACGGCGCTCGGACCTTCGGCACTGAACAGCGCCGGTCGGGCCCCGCTCAGGCCCCTACACCAAACCAGATGGAGAACAACCCATGCCTCGCGCACGCGGCGTGAACGCGGCTCTCGCCGCCGTGTTCGAAAGCACCTATGGCACACCGCCCGGCACCGGCTTTCGCCGCATGCCATTCGCCTCGGTCAACATCGGCGAGGAACAGGGCCTGATCGCCAGCGAGCTTCTCGGCTTCGGCCGCGAGCCGCTGGCGCCGGTCTATGACGTGATCACCAACACGGGCGATCTCGTCGTTCCCGTGGATACCCGCAACATCGGCGTCTGGCTGCGCGGCCTGATGGGCGCGCCGACGACGGTCGCCGCGAACGCCGCCACCGGAACGATCACGCTGACCGCGAACCTTCTGGTCAACGACACGGTGACGGTCGATGGCACGGTCTATACCGCCGTCGCCTCCGGCGCGACGGGCCAGCAGTTCAACCTCGGCGGCACGGCGGTGCTCACCGCCACTGCGCTCGCCGCGATCATCAATCCGAGCGCGAACGTCGCGGCCGCGGCGGTTGGCACGGTGGTCAACCTGACCGCCAAGGCGCTGGGACCGGGCGGCAATGCGCGGACGCTGGCGACGAACGCGCCAACGCGCGCTAGCCTGTCCGGGGCGACGCTGTCGGGGGGCGCCAACAGCCACACCTGGTTCTCGGGTGCGCAGGCTCTGCCCTCGATGTCGATCGAGGTCCAGCTTCCGGATGTGCCCTTCTTCGGGATGAACTACGGCGCGCGCATCAACAGCTTCCAGGTTCAGGCGCAGCGATCGGGGCTGCTTACCGCCTCGCTCAACATCATGGCGCAGGGCGAGACCATCGCCGCCACGGCGCAGTCCGGCACGCTCACCGAGTTCGTGCTGGAGCGCTTCGGCCAGTTCCAGGGCGAGGTCCGACGCAACAACGTGGCGCTCGGCAACGTCATCTCGGCGGAACTCACCTATTCGAACAACCTCGAAGCGGTCGAGGTGATCCGCAGCGACGGGCGCATCGCCGATGCCGATCCGGGTATCATCGCGCTGACTGGCAACATCACCACCCGCTTCGAGGACCGCGTCCTTCTCGATCAGGCCACCAACCGCCTGCCGTGCGAGCTTCAGTTCCGTTGGGCGGCCGGCGCAGCCGCATCGCTGGTCTGGACCGCGCACCGGGTCTTCCTGCCGCGCGGCGACCGTCAGATCCAGGGGCCGGGCGGCGTGCAGGCCCCGTTCGCATTCCAGGCCGCGATCGATCCAGTGCTGAACCGCGCCGCGACCTGCGTGCTCACCAACGACGTCGCGTCCTACTGACCCGTTCCGACAGGAGGCTCCCTTGCTCAAGCTCTCGACACCATCCCGCGAGCCGTTCTGGCTCGACATCCTGCCGGGCGTGCGCATCCAGTTCCGGCCGATCTCCGTCGCCGACATGCTCGTCGCCCGCGCCGCCGCCGCTGAGTCTCTCGGCACGAAGGTCGGCGGCGACCAGCCGCTTGACCGGAGCACCACGGTCGCGGCCGGCGCGGCCTTCACGCGTTCCCTCGCGCTGAGCGGCATCGTGGCGTGGGATGGCATTGGCGATGCCGGTGGCAAGCCGATCGATCCGAACCCCATCGCCATCAATCAGCTGCTCGAAGTCTGGCCTGCCTTCGACGCCATCGACCGGCTCTATGTCGGCCCAGCCCTGACGAGGCTCGACGAAAAAAACGTCTGATCGCCCTCGCGCGCTGGCACTTCGAGGGCGGCGAGGGCTATTGCGCCGCCTGTGCGTCGCAATGCGGGGCTTGCGCCTATATCGAGCACGCGCCCGTGACGGCCGAGGGGCTTCTCGCATGGGAGGTCATCCGCCGCTGCGCGGGACAGGTGCGCGCCGTGATGGGCGGCGTCTACGCCATCGACTTCGGCGCAATGCTTGCCCTGGCTGCGGCCATGGATGCGTCCTCGCCGCTGCTGGCCGACATCCTTCCCGAGATCGAGCCGATCATCGTGGCCGCCTATGGCCGCGACGCCTGCCGTTCCAATCGCGATTGAGCAACGCCGCCCATGTCCACCACCCAGGTCTCGATCCGCCTCGGCGTCGAGGGCAAGGCGGAGGTCAAGCGCGCCTTCGAGGAGGTCGGCCAGGCGGGTACGCAGGCCTTCGGGCAAGTCGACCGGGCGCTTGAGAAGACGGGAGCCGCGACCGATCGCGAGACCGCCCGGTTCAAGCGCCTGGCGGAAGCCGCCCGCATGGCGGCGCAGGCCGACGCCGCGCAGGGGCGGTTCAATCAGGTACTGGGCGTCGATCGTCAGGCGGCGGGTTCGGCGCGCGCGTCGGCCGAGGTCTTCGAACAGGCCGCGAGGGAAGCCGAACGCTATGAGGCCCGAGCCCGGGCGCTGCGCGCGACGCTTGATCCGCTCTCAGCGGCGCAGGACCGGCTCAATGCCGAGCTCGCCGAGCATGCAGCGCTCGCCAGCCGTGGCGCGATCACCACCGCCGAGCAGGCGGCGGCGAATGCGCTGGCGAAGTCGCGCTTCGATCAGACAGCACAGGCGATCAAAGGCGTCGGCGCCAACTCGAAGCTCACGACCCAGCAGGTCATGACGCTTCAGTACACGGTGAACGACGTGATTGCGTCGATGTCCACCGGCATGTCGCCGATGACCATCCTGATGCAGCAGGGCGGACAGGTGACACAGGCCTTCGGCGGCTTGCGCGGCACGATCATGACGCTCGGCTCCGCCATCGGCGTTGTCGGCGGCGTCATCGCGGGCGTCGCCGTCTCCGTTGGCGTGCTCACGGCGGCGTGGTTCGCCAATGACGCCTCGACGCGGGCGGTCGCCACCGCGCTCGCGGGCGTCGGCCGCGCGTCCGGCGCGACCGCCGTGCAGCTGGAACAGGTCGCGCAATCCTCTGCCGATGCCGGCAAGGTCTCGGTGTCGACGGCGCGCGACATGCAGGTCGCGTTCTTAGCGACAGGCAAGATCGGCGCGGAGGAAATGGGCCGCGCCATCGCGGTCTCGCGCAACCTTGGCGTCACGCTCGGCGTCGACACGAAGCAAGCTGCCGAGGAACTCGCCCGTGCGCTGGCCGATCCGTTGCGCGGCGCGGACGAACTCAACGACCGCATCCGCTTCCTGGACGACCGCACCCGCGCCTATGTCCGTACGCTGGTCGACCAGAACAACCGGGCGGAGGCGCAGCGCGTCATCCTGAACGCGCTCGCGCCCTCGCTGGCCGACGCCGAGCAGGCGGTCAACGCGCTCGGGCGGGCCTGGCAGTTCGTCGGGCGCTCGGCCTCGAACGCCTTCGACGCGCTCGGTAAGGCCATCGACCGGGCTGTGGATGGGCGCACACCCACGGACGAGCTGGAACTGCTGCGCTGGCAGCAGGAGCGGCTCCGGGCGAACGTGCGCGGCAATGTCGTGCCGCTCATGCTGCCACAGGTCGAGCGGCGCATCGCCGAGATCGAGCGGCAACTCGCCGACCAGCAGGAGCGAGCCCGCAGGATCGCCGCGGAAGCCCGCGCCAATGAGCAGTCGGTCCGCGCCGGTGAGATCGCCCGCGATACCAACCCCGGCGCGCGCGAGATCGAGCGGCTGCGGACGCAGGAAGGCGTGCTCCGCGCCGCGCTCGCCGATCCGCTGGTCCGGTCGAAACTGGCCGACGTGGCGGAGGTCGAAGCGGCCTATCGGCGTGTCATCACGGAACTCGCCCGGTATCGACCCTCGGTGGATGCGGCCACGCAGGCCGTGGTGGAGCAGACGTCCGCCACGGACATCTCGATCCGCGCGACGCTTTCGCTGGCCGAGGCCTATCTCGAAAGCGCCGAGGCTGCCGTCCGCGCGGAGGCACGCCGGCAAGGGCTCGTCGATCAGGCCCGCGAGGGCGTCAACGCGGAGACACGCGCGCGGCAGGCCTTGCGGGAGCGGATTGCCGAACAGGCGGTCGAGGCCGCCCGGCAGGTATCGGAACTGGGCCGCCAGATCGACGGCCAGCGCCGTCTGAACGAAGCGATCGCGTCGGGTGCGCTGTCGTCCCAGCGCGCCCAGCAGATCATGCAGGTCGAGCAGGCGCTGCGCCCGTTGATCACGGCGCAGACGCTGGCCGAGGGCGAGGCCAAGGAGAAGCTCGGCCGTATCATCGACCGCACGCGCGAAGCCTACGAGCAGCTTCACCGCGAGCAGAACCGCACGGACCTGCTTCAGGGGATCGAGCGCCGCCGCGACGAGATCGCGTTGCGTGAACGGGAACTGTCGCTGGTGCGGCGCGGTCCGGCCGCACGCCGTGAGGGCGTCGATCAGCTGCGTTTCGAGCAGGAGCTGAAGCGGCTCGGTATCGATCCGAACGATCCCGATGCCAGCTATTCCCGAGAGCAGATCAGGCGGCTCAACCAGCTCGGGCGACAAACGGCGGGCCGCGAGGCGGCCTTCGACTACGAACAGCAGAACACCGGTCTCGCTCGCGAGGTCGAGCTCCTGAAGCAGGGAGCCTCGGCCCGCTCGGAAGCGATCGCCATAATCCGCGCCGAGCAGCAGCTTCGGCGGCAAGGGATCGATCCGGCGGGAGCCGAAGGACAGGCAGCGCTCGCCGCCGCAAGGCGTCAGTTCGCGCTTGAGCGCCAGGCGGAGGCGCAAGTTGCCTTGCAGGATCAGCGCGCCGAGATCGCCCTGATCGAAACCCAGATCGGCCTGATCGGCGCGTCCGCGCAGCAGCGCGAGACGGTGCTGGCCACGGTCCGGGCCGAACAGGATCTGCGCCGACGCGGCATCGACCTCGCGAGCGAGGAAGGCCGCGCCATCGTCGCCAACGCCGTCCGCGTTCAGCAACTGACGACAGAACTTCAACGGCAGGAAGCGACCCAGCGGGCCTTGCAGGGCGCGATCGGCAACGCGCTGGACCGCTTCGGCACGCTGCTGGCGCAGGGCAAGACCGACTGGAAATCGTGGGCGGATGCCGGCCAGGCGGCGATCAACGACATCATGAACGAGCTGATCAAGCTCGCGGTGATGAACCCGCTCAAGAACTTCCTGTTCGGCGGCAACGCGCCGACGCTGGCGACCGGCGGCGGCATCTTCGGTGAACTCGGCAAGATCTTCGCCGGACTGTTTCATGACGGCGGGCTGGTCGGCGCGGGCGGGCCGGGGCGCAACGTACCGGCGCTCCTGTTCGCGGGCGCGCCGCGCCTTCACGGCGGCGGCTACATCCGGCCGGGCGAGGTGCCCGCCATCCTGCAAACCGGCGAGCGGGTGCTGAACCGCAAGGAAACCGCCGCCTACGACCAGCGGGGCGATCAGGCCGCGCCGATGATGGTGACGTTCAACATCACGACGCCAGACGCCGGCTCGTTCCGCCGCGCGCAGGGGCAGATTACCGCCGAGATGGCCTCGGCGCTTGAGAGGGCGAGGCGCAACCTGTGAGCTTCCATGACGTGTCCTTCCCGGACGCCATCGCGCGCGGCGCGACCGGCGGCCCGGAATACTCGACCGACGTGGTGATGGTCGCGTCCGGCTTCGAGCAGCGGAACCAGAACTGGTCGGCCTCGCGCGCCCGCTACGACATTTCGACCGGCATCCGCACCCGCGAGCAGATGGCCGAGGTGATCGCCTTCTTCCGCGCCCGCAAGGGCCGCGCTTTCGGCTTTCGCTTCAGGGATTGGGGCGACTTCGAAGCCACCGACCAGCAATGCCAGCCGGTGAACGCGACAGTGTTCCAGCTGGTGAAGCGCTATCCGTCCGGCCCCGTCGTCGAAATCCGCACCATCACCCGGCCCGTCGTCGGCTCGGTCGTGGTTCGGGTGAGCGGCAACATCGTCTCGCCGACAATCGACCACGCCACGGGACGGCTGACGTTCGGCTCCGCGCCGGCGGCGACGCCGGTCGCGACCTTCCGCTTCGACGTGCCCGTGCGCTTTGACACCGACCAGCTTCAGGTGATCAGCCGCGCTTACAATTTGCAGAACGTCCAGTCGATCCCGCTGGTCGAGATCAGGGCTTGACGCATGAAATCAGCTTCCCCCGCGCTCGCCGCGCATCTCGCCGGCGAGGTGACCACGCTTGCGACCTGCTGGCGGCTTGAGCGGGCCGATGGCTGGGTTCGCGGCTTCACCGACCATGACCGCGAACTCGTGGTCGATGGGCTGACCTATGTGGCGTCCACCGGCTTCCTGCCTTCCGCGATCAAGACGGCCTCCGATCTCTCCGTCGACAACCTCGATGTCGACGGCTTTCTCGACGATGCAGCGCTCAAGGCGGAAGACCTGATCGCCGGGTTGTTCGACGGAGCGCGCATCGAGGTCTTCCTCGTTAACTGGGCGGACCTGTCGCAAGGCCGGCTCCTTCTGCGCAAGGGCTTCCTCGGGGAGATCAAGCGCGCCGACCAACGCTTCCAGGCCGAGATCAGGGGATTGTCGAACAGGCTTCAACAGACCTCCGGCAAGCTCTACTCGCGCCTCTGCCGCACGGACCTCGGCTCGGCGGAGTGCGGCGTCTCGCTCGGTTCCCGGACGGATTCCTACACCGTGACGCAGGTGATCGCGGCCGACACCGTGCGGATCGTGACCGCGCGGCCGACCGGCTACTTCACGTTCGGCAAGGCGACGTTCACCAGCGGCGCGAACGCCGGCGCGGTCAACGAGGTGCTGCTCCATGACGGGCAGACCATCCGGCTGTTCGTGCCGATGCCGCGGCCCATCGTGGTCGGCGACCAGATCGTGCTCGTCGCCGGTTGCGACAAGACGCCGGAGACCTGCAACGCCAAGTTCGCCAACATCCTGAACTTCAGGGGCGAGCCGCACATTCCGGGGAACGACAAGGTGTTCTCCTATCCGGTGCGAGCCTGAACACTGGTCGCAACTCCGGACGGCAAACCGGTTCCCACTTTGCCTGGAGTTGCTCCATGACCACCTTCACGCGTGCCGCCCTCATCGCTGAGGCGCGCACCTGGATCGGCACGCCCTGGCATCATCAGGCGGCGGTCAAGGGCGCGGGCTGCGACTGCATCGGCTTCGTGCGCGGCGCGGCCGAGCCGTTCATCGGGGCGATCACCCAGCCGATGAACTATGCCGCGACCTGGCCGCTCTACCGGGCGGAAGAGCGCCTGCGTGACGAGATGGCGGTCCATGCCGCCGAGATCGACATCGCCGATGCTTTGCCCGGCGACATCCTGCTGTTCGGCGTCGGCAAGGGTCCGGCCCATCACTGCGGGTTCTTGAGTGAGGATAACCGCCTGCTGCATTGCTACCGTGAGGCGGGCGCGGTCGTCGAACAGGACCTGACCGGGTTCTGGATCGAGAAGGCGCGCGCCGCCTTCCGCCTGCCGGGCATCGTCTGATGGCGCGGATCGTCCTGACCGTCGCGGGCAATGTCATCGGCAACCTGCTGCTGCCTGGCCTTGGCGCTGCCATTGGCGGGGCAATCGGCGCCTATGTGGGCGGCATGGTTGACAGCCAGCTGTTTGGCAAGACGCAGAACAATGTCGTCACCGGCCCGCGCCTGCATGATCTGCGGGTGCAGTCATCCGGCTACGGCTCGGTGATCCCGCGCGTCTATGGCAAGGCGCGGTTGTCGGGCAATGTGATCTGGATGCGCGGCTTCGACGAGGAGACGCGAACCCAGACGCAGACAGTCGGCGGCGGCGGCAAGGGCGGTGGTGCCGGGGGCCGGCAGACCACCACGACCGTGACTTACGTCTATTTCTGCGATGTCGCGGTGGCGCTCTGCGAAGGGCCGATCACGAGCATCGGAAAGATGTTCGCCGACGGTAACGCCATCGGCTCCGAGCACTATGTGGCGCGACGTGTCTATCTTGGCGACGCCACGCAATCGGCGGATCCGCTGATCGCGGCGACCGAAGGCCTCGCGCCCGCCTATCGCGGCCTTGCCTACGTGGTGCTGGAACGCTTCGCCATCACGCCCTTCGGCAACCGCCTGCCCAACTTCTCGTTCGAACTCACCGCCTGAAGGTCCGATCCGTGGCGCAACTCGTCTTGACCGTTGCCGGTGCCTGGGCGGGCAACGCCATTGGCGGCGGGCTTGGCCAGGCGGCGGGCGCGATGCTGGGGTCCTATCTCGGTGCCGCGATCGAGCAGGACCTGTTCGGCCCCGGCCCCGCGGCCGTCAACAGGAGCGAAGGCGCGCGCGTCACCGATCTGCAGGTCTCGGGCTCCGCCTATGGCCAGCCGATCCCGAGGGTGTGGGGACGCGGGCGGATCGCCGCCAACATCATCTGGGTGCGCGGCATCAGGGAGACCGCGATCACCGAGACCGAGACCACGGGCGGTGGCGGCAAAGGTGGCGGCGGAGGTCGCCGCCAGACCACGGTTCGCACGCGCTACGAATACTCGGCCGACATCCTGCTCGGCGTCTGCGAAGGCGCGGTGACGGCGGTTTACCGGATCTGGGTCAACAACACGATGCTGGATCCCGAGCATGTCGGCGCGATCCGGGTCGGGTATGGCGAGGATAGTCAGCAGGCCGATCCACTGGTGGCGGCGGTGGAAGGCGCAGGCCGGACGCCCGCCCATCGCGGCCTTGTCACGGTCATGCTGGAGGATTTCAAGCTCACTCCGTTCGGGAATCGCTTTCCGAACTTCGAGGTCGAGATCTACCGGGGCTCGGACGATCCCGGCAATGCGCGCCACCTCGTCGAGGGCGTCTGCCTGATCCCGGCCTCGGGCGAGTTCGTCACCGACACCGAGATCGTGCGCAAGGTCGGTCACGGCTCCGCGACGTCGCAGGCGGCGATCAACGCCAACACCGGCACGAAGCGCGCGGACTTCCTTGTCTCGGTCGACAATCTGAAGCGCGAACTGCCGAACGTCGAATGGATCAACTTCGTCTACGCCTGGTTCGGCACGTCGATCGACGTTGCGACATGCGATCTCGTGCCCAAATGCGAGTACGCGCAAGGTCAGTCGGGCGCATTCGGGGCTGAGACCGCGCCGCACCTCTGGTCGGTCGCAGGTGGCGGGCGCTCCGTGTGGCCGGTTGTCACCTCCTACACGCTGCCAAATGGACAGTCGGCGCTGTCCTACGGCGGCACGATCAGCGACGGCTCGGTCATCCGGGCGGTTCAGGAACTGAAAGCGCGGGGCTACAAGGTCCTCTTCTATCCCTTCATCATGATGGACATCCCGCCGCCCGATCCGGCGCCGTTCCCCTGGCGCGGCAGGATCACCGGCGCTGCGGCGGATGTGGCCGGGTTCTTCACCCGTCCTGCGGGCTATCTCCGCTTCATCCGCCACTGCATGACGCTCTGCGAGCAGGCGGGTGGCGTCGATGCCTTCGCCATCGGTTCGGAAATGGTCGGCCTCAACCGCATCCGGGATGGAAGCGGAGCCTATCCCGCCGTGCCGTTCTGGCAACAGATCGCGGCGGACACCAAGACCAGGCTCGGTGCGAACTGCACCGTGACCTACGCCGCCGACTGGTCGGAATACCGCTACCATGATCGCGGCGGCGCGAACGTGGACTTCCCGCTCGACGCGCTCTGGGCCGACAGCAACATCGATGCGGTCGGCATCGACGCCTACTTCCCCATCACTGACGCCGACCGTTCGCTCACCGACCCGGCGGCGATCGGCGCGGGCTGGGGCTCGGGCGAACTGATCAGCTATTTCTATGCGAGCGAGGCCGACCGGGACTTGGCCGGGCGCGGCGCCAACCGTGTCCAGTCGCCGATCAGCGAGCCGTTCTGGGCGCTCAAGGACCTGCGCTGGTGGTGGGACAACGCCCACACGCCGCGCGTGGCAGGCGTGCCGACGGGAGGGCCAACCGCCTGGACGCCGAAGATGAAGCCGATCTGGCTCACCGAATACGGCTTCCCGTCGGTGCACTGCTCGCCGAACCGCCCGAACGTCTTCGTCGATCCGAAGTCGGCGGAGAGCTTCTACCCCTGGTACTCGAACCGATCAGTGGACCGCGTGGTCCAGCGCGTCGCGATCAAGGGCACCGAGGATTGGTGGCGGGACCCTGCCAACAATCCGCTCGACGGCCAGGGGCGGCGGATGATCGGGCCGCGCTTCCTCTGGTGCTGGGACGCGAGGCCTTACCCGTTTTTCCCGTCGCTGAAACGGGTCTGGCAGGACGGCGACAATTACCGCCTCGGCCATTGGGTTCAGGGAAAGATCGGCAACATGCAGCTCTCCGAGATCGTGCGCGATCTGTGCCTTCGCGCCGGGCTTTCCAATGCCGACATCGATGTGACGAGCCTCACCGATGAGGTCTCGGGTTATGTCGTCTCGGAGCGCAAGTCGCTGCGCGAGATGATCTCGGTCCTGCAGACCGCGTTCTTCTTCGATGCGGTCGAGAGCGGCGGGGTGCTGCGCTTCGTCAAGCGCGGCGGCGGAACCATCGTCGGCATCGACGCCAATGATCTTGGCGCGGCGGAAGGCGATGGGGACCGGGCGCGCATCCGCATCGAGCGCGCGCAGGATGTCGAACTGCCGATCTCGATCGACGTGGTGCATCTCGATGAGGCCCGCGATTACCAGAGTTCGACCGTCACGGGCCGCAGGCAGCTCGGCACGTCGCGCAGCGTGACCACCTTCTCGCTGCCGCTGATCCTCTCGGTCGAGGAAGCTCAGACCATCGCTCAGCGTGCGCTCCGGGAAATCTGGCAGGGCCGCGTCACGCTCGAAGCCAAGCTGCCGACGCGCGCGATCCGCATCGATCCGACCGACGTGATCGAGGTGCCGGTCGATGGCGCAATCCGCCGCTTCCGGGTGACGTCCGTGACCTATGGCAAGCCGGGGCTCGTGCTGGTGCGCGGCGTCGCCACCGACGGCGACCTGCCGCAGTTCGTCACCGTGCCGACCGGATCGGGTGACCTCCAGCCGAACGTGCCGGACACCGCCGCGCCGACGCGGGTCGAACTGATGGACCTGCCGTTGCTGACGGAAGCCGAGGCAGGCGAAGCGACCTCGTTCTATATGGCCGCATGCTCGCTCGGCGGCGCGCCGTTCCGGGGCGTCTCGCTGTTCCGGCCGACAGCGGACGGGCTCGACTACACCGTCTCCGGCGTCGCCGACGTCGCCTCGGTGATCGGCGACACGCTGACCGCGCTGGCGCCGGGACCGGCGCATGTCTGGGACAACGGCAATTCGGTCGAGGTTCAACTCGCCTTCGGCTCGCTCGAAAGCCTGCCCGATACCCGCATCCTCGATGGCGCGAACGGCGCGCTGATCAATGGCGAGATCATCCAGTTCGCCAACGCGGTGCTGATCGGGCCGGGACGGTATCGGCTCTCGCGCCTGCTGCGCGGGCGGCTCGGGACCGAGCACCGGATCGCGACGCACGCCATCGGCTCGCGCTTCGTGCTGCTCGATCCGGGCCGGCTTGAACGCCCGACCTTCTCGGCCTCCAGCATCGGCCTCGCCATCGCCTGGCGCTTCGCGCCGGCGCCACAGGGGCCGACCGGGGACCAGTCCGGGCAAATCACCTTCGCGAATGGCGGCGAGGCCCTGAAGCCATGGTCGCCGGCGCATGTGCGGGGCACGCGCAATGGCGCGGGCGATTTGTCGATCAGCTGGATCCGCCGCACCCGCCATGGCGGCTGGTGGCGCGATCTGACGGATGTTCCCCTCAATGAAGAGACCGAGCGCTACGAGGTCGATGTGATGAACGGCGCGACGGTGGTCCGGACCATCACCGCTTCCGCGCCTACCGCGATCTACACCGCCGCCCAGCAGGTCGCCGATTTCGGGTCGGCGCAGGCGAGCGTCACCGTCCGCGTCGTCCAGCTCTCGACCGCGATCGGGCGCGGCACGTCGACAATCGCGACACTCTAAGGGATTACATCCATGCACATCTTCACCGGCAACGGCGTCTCCGACGCCGTCGCGAGCGATTCCGCCGTGGCGCATGTCGCGCTGCGCGGGGCGTTCGGCGGCGGACTCGTGACCGCCGAAACGATCGCTCCGGATCTTCCGGACGGCGAGACCTCGAACTGGATTCCGATCCCCTCGGTCGCCGCGTCCGCTCCGACCTTGATCGCAATCCCCATCCCGGCGGGATGGCGCTGGCGGCTGCGGCTCTCCGGCGCGACGGCGCCGAACCTCGCCGTTGCGCGCATCGCCTTTCCCGCGACGGACGCCGGCTGGAACGCTCCGCTCGCCGGGCTCTTGCGGTCGGCTGGCGCCGCCGGCGGGCCGATCAGCATCGCCAACTTCCCAGCCGCGCAGGCGGTCACCGGCCCACTCACCGACGCGCAGCTCCGGGCAGCGCTCGTGCCGGTGCTTGCGCGGCCCGCGGACGGGCTTCTCGTCACCGGCTCTGCGACATCGGCAGCGACTCTGTTCACCCAGGATTGCGCGCCTCCGGACGCTCCCGCCTTCAATTCTGTCGCGGTGCAGATCACCAATCCGGGCACCGGATGCACTGTTGCTTACGAGGTCTCGAACGACGGCTTGACCTGGTCGGCGGTCACCGGCTCTACGCCCCTCTGGACGGCCGCTTCTGCCGGCAACAATCCCTCGACTTCCACAACCGCGGCCATGCTCGTCTTCCCGGTGTTCGCGCGCTTCTTCCGAGCGCGCGTCTCTACCTACGGCTCGGGCACCGTCGCGGCCGTCGCTGTCTTTCGACAGGACGCCCGGCCGATCACTACGATGAACGTCGGCCTCATCGCGACGACGGCGGCGATCGGCGACGTCGGCCTGCAGTTGCGTGCGACCGCCACCGGCGCAGCGACGATCCATCACGTGATCGCTGCGGCCACGACCAACGCTGCAGTCGTGAAGGCCGCTGCCGGCCGGCTCGTCGGCTGGTGCCTCGGCAATGCGGCGGCCGCTTGGCGCTACGTGAAGTTGCACAACATCGGCAGCGCGCCGACCGCCGGGACCGGCGTCGTCCTCACCATCGCGATCCCGCCCAACGGCCTCGCCCAGCACGACATACCGGCCGGAATCGGATTCTCGACCGGCATCGGCCGCACGATCGTCTCGGGCTTCGCGGACGCTGACGCCACGGCGGTCACGGCCGGTGACGTCGTGGGCGACATGTTCTTCGCTTGAACCGTCCCAATCTCCCGGAGCATCCGCCATGACGACGCCGAACCTCGGCCTGCCCTTCATCGTCCAGGGGCAGGCGCAGAAGGAGGTCACGCACAACGAGGCGCTGATCCGCCTCGATGCGCTGGTGCACGGCAGTGTGAGAAGCCGAACACTCACTACACCGCCGGGCTCGCCGGCTAACGGGGAACGCTGGATCGTGCCGACCGGCGCCACCGGCGCGTGGGCGGGGCAGACGGGCCGGATCGTGCATTGGAACACCAACGCCTGGGCCTTTTATGTGCCCGTCCTTGGTTGGCGCTATCACGTCGAGGACGAGCGGATCACGGTCGTCTGGACCGACGGGGAATGGCGCGACCGGCTCGTGGGCACACCAAACGGCGGCGCGCTTCGCCTCGTCGCGGCCGAGCAGGAGCTCGTGCTGACCGGTGCCTTTGTCGAGACCACGGGCGCGGCCGTCATTGCCGACCGCATGATCGTGCTGGCGGTCGCCTCCCGGACCACGCTCGCGATCACCGGGGCTGCCTCGTACAACGTTGGCATAGCCGGCAATACGAGCCAATTCGGCGGCTCGCTCGGCGTCGCCTTGGGATCGAACAACGTCGGCGTGATCGGCCCGACCGCCTTCTACGCGAACACACCGATCCGGGTGACGGCGAATGGCGCCAACTTCACCGCCGGCCGGGTGCGCCTCGTCCTCTACGCGCTCGCCTTCACGTCCCCGACCGGCTGATCGCCGACCGTCCGCACACAAACGCGCACGGGGCGCGAAGGCGCGCCAGCCGCGCTCGACCTGCCCACCGACTCGCCACGCCGCCCCGTCGCGCCCGCAGGCGCGCCGGTGGCCTTGCCCTGCCGGAGACCCCGCATATGCCTGCTGTCACCGCTACGTCCGAGGCGCTCACCCTCACTTGGGTGTTCGCCGGAAGCATCGTCGTCGAACTCATCGTCATCGGCGTCGCGCTCGCCCGCACCGCTTGGTGGCTCTCCGGGCGCTTCACTGCGATCGACGCCGCCTTCGTGGCGACGGCCCGCGACATCGCCGACCTCAAGGCCGATCTCGACAACGACATCGCCGGCCGTCGCGCCGTCGCCGAGGCCAAGACCGACCTCGCGCAGATGAAGGCAACCTTGGTCGAATTCCGAGAACGCATTGATCGCCTCGAAGCCAACGAGGATGGGCGCAAGAGCGCCTGACCCGCCGCCTTCAACCCAACCGCAGTCCGAACGAAAGCCCGCCCCTCCGGCGGGCTTCGTCGTTTCAGGAGGTCGCAATGCTGCCTGCCCAATACCGCTGGCTCGAAGCCGAGCCCGGCCCGCGCATGATCGTCGAGGCGCTGAAGGAATTCGGCACCCTCGAAGCGCCGGGCGACGCCGACAATCCGAAGATCATCGGCTGGCAAGAAGAACTCGAAGCCGCGGGACTCGGCCGCGCCTATGCGGCCGTCTATCGGCACGACGCGATCCCGTGGTGCGGGCTGTTCATGGCCATCGTCGCCCACCGCGCCAACCTCGAACGCCGCACTGAGCGCAATCCGCCGCGCCTCTATCTCTCGGCGCTCGAATGGGCGTCGTTCGGCATATCGGTTCCGAAGGGCGCAGCGGCGCTTGGCGACGTGCTCGTCTTCAAACGCAAGGGTGGCGGGCATGTCGGTCTCTATATCGGCCACGACGCCTCCGCGTTCCACGTTCTCGGCGGCAATCAATCCGACCGCGTGACGATCTCCCGGCTTTCGAAGCAGCGCCTCATAACGGTGCGCCGCCCAGCTTACCGCGCCCAGCCCGCGAACGTTCGACCCATCGCCCTCGCCGCGAGCGGAAGCCTCTCCGTCAACGAGGCCTGATCCACCACAACCGAGGAGTTTTCCATGAACGCCGTTCTTCAGTTCGGTGCGGGCTACCGCACCTACATCATCGCCGCTGTGCTCGTGCTGGTCGTCATTGTCGAGAAGGGCCTCGGCATCGATGTGCCGGGCGTCGATGTCGGTTCCGACTGGCTCACCCATGTCCTCGCTGCGCTGGGCCTCGGCACGCTGCGCGCCGGGATCACCGGGGCGAACAAGTGACCGGCTGGATCGCACTCACCCTTTTCGTCGCGGCAGTCATCGCCACCGTTGCGATCTTCGCTGCTGGCCGCAAGGCGGGCGCTGCCGCTCCTCGTGATCGCGACGCTCTCACTGACCGCCTGCGTGACGGCACCTTCTAGGTCGGCCGTCGTCTGCCCGCCGGTCGTTGCCCAAGACCGCGCCTTCCAGGCACGCCTTGCCGATGATGTCGCCCGCCTGCCGCCTGACGCGGCGCTAGAGCGGGCAATGCTCGACTGAGCCCGTCTGCGTGATGAGACGCGGGCTTGTGCCTTTGTCTCTGGACCGTCAGCGAGTCGAACCTCTTGAAACGGTCTGTTACAATGCTGAAACAGAGGTGCAGCGGCATTGCTGCACAGTCATTCGATGAGTGTCGAATTGGTGCAGCAAGAAGAGCAGCCAAGGGGGGCATTGCCTCCAGCGTTTGAAATCCTTGTGGTCGATGATGACCGCGAGATTCTTTCGCTCGTCTCCAAGTTCCTTCGTGCAAATGGCTTTCGCGTTCACTCAGCCCGCAGCGGGCCAGAGATGAGCGAATCGCTTCGGCATACCTCGATCGACTTGATCGTGCTCGATCTGATGCTGCCTGGGCGAAACGGTCTGGATTTGTGCAGAGACTTGCGACGAACCTCGTCGATACCCGTCATCATGTTGACGGCCAAAGGCGAGGAAACGGATAGGATCATCGGCCTCGAAGTCGGAGCCGACGACTACTTGCCGAAGCCCTTCAATCCGCGCGAGTTGCTCGCACGGATCAATGCCGTCTTGCGTCGCGCGCGAACCAATGACCAGCAGCCGGCAGAACACGGCGGGCGATCGCTGCAATTCGCCGGCTGGCGCCTAGACACTCTCAAGCGTGAACTGACAGATCCGCGCGGCGTGGTGGTCGACCTGTCGACCGGCGAATACGACCTGTTGGTGGCGTTTCTGGAAGCTCCGCAACGAGTTCTCACCCGCGAGTTCCTGCTGGATGCGGCACGGAATCGTTCGATTGAAGCGTTTGACCGATCGATCGATGTCCAGGTCAGTCGCCTACGCCGAAAGCTCGACGGTGTCGACGATCTCATCAAGACAGTGCGCGGCGCAGGCTACCTCTTCGCGGCGGATGTAACGCGTGGGTGAAGGACGGTCGCTTGCCCTCCTCGGCCTTTGGAGGCGGTTCGACAGCCTCGCCTTGCGCACGACGCTGGTGGTGCTGATCGGTATTGGGCTGGTGCACATCGCAAGCCTTTGGACCTACCAGCACAGCCTGACCCGCGAACTCGATCTCGCGAACGAAGCCCGGTTGGCTGATCAGCTTCTCGCGATCAAGCGTGCGGTGATGCGAGTCCCCGAGAGGGAACGCGAAACTGTCGCCCATGAGATGTCGGGTGGGCCGATCGAGGCGCACTGGAGTCGAACGGAGCACGCCGTGGCTGGCGGCCCCGGCGTGGCTGATTGGGAGGCATTGGGGCGACGGCTTCGCGAACTCGCGCCCGAAATCGCCGAAGACGGTCTCGTCATCGGGGCGAACCGACGTGTCATCGACGACCCGCATCTCGCACTGATCTCGATCCGATTGCCCGACCAGTCCTGGATCAATGTAAGTCTCGTCTCGTGGAATCCACGTGTGCCGGCGGGCCATGGGACACTGTTGTCCACCACGTTGATGGCGTTTGGCGCCATCGTCGTCTCGGTGCTGCTGGTCAGTTGGCTCACGCGACCGCTGACCGGATTCGCCGCAGCCTCGAAGGAGCTTTATCGGAGCAAGGCCGCCGTCCTTGTGCCCGAGGACGGACCTCGCGAGGTTCGAGCACTCGCCATCGCGTTCAACGACATGCAGCGCCGGATCGGCAGGCTAATCGATGATCGTACGCAGGCGCTGGCGGCTGTTTCGCACGATCTCAAGACGCCGATCACCCGGTTGCGTTTCCGGCTTGAAGAGGTCTCCGACCCCGAGGCGCGGGCGGC